TCACACCTAAAAATCTCATGTCAACAAGACAAGGGAATAAATCGGTTTCTAATTTAAATATATCTTCTATATCCTGGGTATAGATTTCTTTCTTCATCTCTTCCCACAATTGTAGAGTCATCTCTGCATCTCTCTCAGCATACTCACCTACATACATCGCAGGCAGCTTATACATTTCAGACTTGGCATCTATGCCCCATTCCTTGGCTGTTTCGGTCAAAATAGCCTCGTTTTTGCCCTTTCCAAGGTAATCCCTACCCAAACTACCTAAATCGTAACGAAAGCGATTCTCGTCCACGAGAGAGCCAGCAATCATGGTATCTACTATCTTACCTTCTATTTTTAGCCCTGCAGCTCTGATAAAGCATACATCGTACATAGCGTTGTGAAATATCTTAGTTGCAGGTGTATTTAAAACACTTTTAAAATATTCCATAACTTTTTTCTTATCCATATTACCACCGCCTTCGTGTGCAATAGGATAATATGCGGACCAATCTTTTACAGCTAAAGCAATACCTACTATCTCTGCTTTACCTGTAACAGATCCTGACCCCATAGTTTTAAGATCCGGGTCTTTTGTTTCTAAGTCAATTGCTATTTCTTCATAGCCAGACAAATCTTTGAACTCCTCAGGTGGTAACCATTCCACTTGAGGTGAAAACATTGGTTTCTGTATCATTTTGTATCTTTCAACTTTTTAATTTCCAAATCACAGTAGTGCTTTATCTTCTCTAGATCTTGTATCTTATTTTTGTGTAAATATCTACAGACGTATTTCACAACGTTTCCTTGAAAAAAAGAAAGATTATTTTTAGAAATAAATTCATAAGGCTGAATTACAAAATTTTTGTAGTGAGATCCTCCGATTTGTTTATCTTGTGGAAACGAATCATCAAATATATCTTTGCTTGTCATATTGTAAATCCTTTGTATTTTTGTTTTGGTTCGATAATATGCAGATGTTCCTTGGTCCGTGTTGCACCAACATAGAATAATCTATTCTCATCATCTGGATTATCTTCGTATGATTTCATTGTATTTAAACTTAGGTCTGTGAGCAGCACAACGTTTTCTGCTTCACCACCTTTTGCACCATGTATAGTTGACAAAGTTATACGCGGTGCTTCGTTTAACTTCTCTCCATTCTTTCTCATCTTTCTTAAATAGTCTGTATCTCTTTTAGGTGCATCATCAAATGCTTCAAACCAAACAGCATCTGTTTTCAATCCATAGTATTCTTTTAACATTGCGATATCATACATACTATCTTTGATCATACCCTTTAGTTTATTCTTATCTGCATTTTTATTCATGTAAGAATATATTCTTTCTACTTGATCGTATGACATTGGTTGACCTTTACGTAAATTCTCCCAGTCTATTGCTGCAATATGTAAGTTTTGTTCTCTAGTTTTTCTAAATTTATTTTGATAATGATAACCATTTAAATATAGAGTTGGTTCTAATTGGTCTAACATATATTTAGTTCTAGCTAAAACTAACCACTCTCCCGATGACATGTCGACTTGTTCAAAATCATCGTATCTTGATAGTGATCCTTCGTGAGTTCTCGGGCTCCAGGATTTATCAATTCTTTTTTTAACTCTATTTATTAAACTCATCGCTAAGTTGTGTACCTTTGCAGGTATTCTGTAAGATTGTTGTAGTGGCATCATCAATCCCTCTTGTGCAATAAAAGAATCTACATCCGCCCCTGCCCATCTAAATACTGCTTGGTCATCATCACCTGCAATAAAAGAATCTGTTGTCTTATTCCAAATAGTTTTTGCCATATCCCACTGCATGTTAGACAAATCTTGTGCTTCATCTATAAACACAACATCAAACTTTGGTGACTTGTCAGATTTTATAAATTCTAAAATCATATCGTTAAAGTCTATGAGTGTATGTTCTTTTTTATATCTCTCTAATTCATTTGCAATAATACGTAGCTTGTCTCTCTCTAAATCTTGGTTGTGTTCATTTAAATCAAACTGTTGTTCAGCTGTTATGTTTCTAAGTTTTGCTAAATTAATTATTCTAAGATACTCACTATCAGATGTAAAAATTCCTGAGTGGTCACTCTCGTAGACAGCATAGTTTACAGGAAAACCTAATTTTTTTCCAAGATCCATATAGTGCCTACGTTGCATTACATTTTCTTTTTTAATTCCTAGTCTTCTAAATGCTAACGAGTGTAGTGTCCTAAAGTATGGTAGATCGTCTTCTGTTAAATTAAATTTTTTTACTGCTCTATCCCTTGCTTCGTAAGCAGCTTTTTGTGTAAATGCAAAGTATCCAACTTTATCTGGATCTGTTTGTTTTAAATAGTCATCCACTTTATTTAACAACGTAGTAGTCTTACCTGTGCCTGGTGGACCTAAAACAATTGTCTTCATTAGTATGGTGACTCCTCTTTCAATACTTTTTGTTTATACTCTTCTTGTTTCTTGTCAAACTCTTTGACTGCGAACACAGATAATTTTTCTTTACCTACACGTTTGTTCTCACAGCTACATTTTTCTTTTAACATTTGTGCTGTTCTAGAATAACCAAGGTCCCATCTCCTACGCATTAAGAACTGATGATAGAATCTATCAAACACAAAGTGATGATAACCATTATTTGTCCACACACCACCTTTTGGTAAATCTGTTTTATCTGTAGAGGATAATCTATTTAAACAAAACTCCTCTAAATGATTCTGTAATTGATCCTCTGTACGTAGACCCTCTGCAGGTTCTGTTATCTCTGCATTATTTAATAATGAATTTGTTACAACCACCCAATCTTTTTCTTTTAGTGTTGGTGGTCTAAATTTTAATTGCACCATACAAGACTCTTGAAATAAACTTTGCTGCCGTAAATGTTTTACAGTATCTAGTTTTAATCTCTGTCCATCTACATTCATGTAATAATATGGATCTTCTAAATCTATAACTTGTAAATCTGTTAGATTAGGAAACATTATCTCTTGTCCTATACCAAACTTTCTAGTTCTGCATAAAGTTTTATCACAAAGACTACACATAGGCTCGTCTTTGCATTTATATCCCCATTCTTTTTTATCGTGTTGTTTTGTAATTATATCTACTTCTGTATCTGACAGTGGCTTTTCCATTGCAGTTTCATTAAAGACAACTACTTTTGATTTCCAATTATCTGGCCATTTATTTTTTGCGTACACACCATAGTGAAACAATGCATTGTTCCTACCACCCTCACCGACTTTGTTTTGTGCCATAAGTTCTACACATGGTGGACCGTCAGAGTATGGTGTCTCTGGTCTTTTAATTTGTAATTCTTCTAATTGTTGTGGTGTAACTTTTTTAAGATCATACAATTCGACAAAACCTTTTAAGTTAACAGCTTCACCTAAACTATTAAAGGCATATCTTGTTGTATCATCACCATTAAAGTATGGTAAATTTAAAAAGTTTCCTGTATCATCTTCCGATTTTAATTGTGTTTGTTTTGGAAAAACCTCAGAGCCACTATATCCTAATACAGCTTTTATTTGTGTTAACTTATCCTGCATAAGTTTTGCAGTCACATAAGCATCTGTAAATAAAAATACATGCGCACCACCAGATTTAGATCTACATACTACTAGTGGTAATT